TGTAAATATTTATCGTTAGGTAATCCCTAATATAAATTAAACAATTACAAATAAAATGGCAGAAATCATTCTTTCCCCTGGTGTATTTCAGATCGAATCAGATCAAAGTTTATACACTCAAGCTCCACCAGCTCTTGGTGCAGCTATTGTAGGTCCTACAGTAGGTGGTCGTCCATTCGTACCGACTTATGTTACTACTTATACTCAATACTTATCACTTTTCGGTGATGTATTTAAAAGTGGTAGCTACTACTACGAATATTTTACATCACAAGCCGCTCGTGAGTATTTTAATAATGGTGGTCAATCATTATTAGTAACAAGAATTATTAGTGGTTCTAGTGGTATTGACACTTATGCTTCTTCAAGTGTACCTAGCTCTATTAATAATGCTGCTGGTACTTTATCTTCTGCTTCATTTGTTTTAGGAGCAAGCGATACAGGTAGTACTATAAATAAAGTAATGCAATTAGGCATTCCAGGAGTAAACAATTTCTATTTACAAATAGCTGATTGGTTAGCTGCTGGTTCTTATTATGCTTGGAATGATCTTATATATATCGGAGTTGGATCTAATCCATCTATAGATACTTTTGGTAATGCTATTACAGGTGCAATTAATAATAGTAGTAGTTTATTTGATAATCATTTTACTGCATCTTATAATACAAGTACTGATCGTTTAACAATCAGTGCAGTTGTACCTGCTAACCAAAACACATCTCCTAATGGTAATTGGTTTGTAAGCCGCTCATTAGATTATGTTGGTGATCCTGCAGGTACTGTACAAACATTTGCAAATGGTATTGATGGTGCTGTAAATGCTTCATTTACACTTGAAACATTAGCTTGGGGTAATCAAATGAATAATAGCTCTAGCTTAACAGCTGGTGCTTTAGCTAGTGGTTCATCTCAAAACGTACGTTGGGAAGTAACTAACGTAAATAGTGGTTCAAACGGTGGTACATTTACACTTGTAGTTCGTCGTGGTGATGATAATGATGCTCAAAAGAATATTTTAGAAACATGGGCTAATATGAGCTTAGACCCACAATTACCTAACTATGTAGGACGTGTAATTGGTGATTTAAAACCAGTATACAATGTTTATACAGGTCAGGTTGATTTTAATGGTACTTATTCAAACCAATCTCAATATATCCGTGTTGCTTCAGTAACTACTCCAAACGTAGATTCAATTGACAACAACGGTAATTTCAAAACTGGTTCTTATTCCTTAACATTACCTCAAGTAAGTAGCGGTTCATTTAGTGGTGGTATAACTGATACTAACCTACCTAAATTAATGAATGAAGCTATTACTGTTAATAATATTCAAGGTTTCACACCAGATGATTATAACCGTGCTTTCACATTATTGTCAAATAAAGACGAATATCGTTTTAACGTATTAATGGCTCCAGGTGTTGGTTTAGATACATCAGCTGCTGATAATATGATTGCATGTGTTGAAGGACGTGGTGATGCTATTGCCATTGTAGATAATGGTGTTTATCTCAATGCTACTGTAGCAGGTGCAGTAACTAAAGCTGCTGGTGCTTCTAGCAACTACGCTGCAACATATTTCCCATGGATTCAATTATACAGCAATAACTTAGGTAAGACTGTATGGTGCCCTCCATCAACAGTAATAGGTGGTGTATTAGCATTCAACGACCAAACAAGTGCTGAATGGTTTGCTCCAGCTGGTTTAAATAGAGGTGGTATTCCATCCGTAATAAGAGCCCAATTCCGCTTATCTCAATCAGATCGCGATACATTATATACAGGTAATGTTAACCCATTAGCTACCTTCCCTGGAACAGGTGTTGTAGTATGGGGTCAGAAAACATTACAACGTAAACCAACATCTTTAGATCGCGTAAACGTTCGTCGTTTATTGATCGCATTGAAAGATTTCATTGGTGGTGTTGCTCGCAACTTGGTATTCGAACAAAACACAACAGTTACTCGTAACCGTTTCTTAAGCCAAGTTAACCCATATCTTGAATCAGTAGTTCAACGTCAAGGTTTATACGCTTACAAGGTAGTAATGGATGAATCAAACAATACACCTGATGTAATTGATAGAAATCAGTTAGTAGGTCAGATCTATATCCAACCAACTAAAACAGCTGAATTCATTATCTTGAACTTTAACTTAACTCCAACTGGTGCTGAGTTCCCTGCATAAGGGACTCAGCCAGTTAATATTTATTAACAGCAATTAAACAATTATAAAAAATGCCAGTATTAAATCCAAATGAAATCATGTTTACAGCGTTTGAACCAAAAGTTCAAAATCGCTTTATCATGTATATTGATGGTATTCCAGCTTATTTAATCAAGAAGGCCAGTGCTCCTGGATTCGAAGCTGGTGAAATTATTTTAGATCACATTAACGTTTATCGTAAAGTTAAAGGTAAAGTTCGTTGGAACGACATGACTTTAGAATTATATGATCCAGTAACACCAAGCGGTGCTCAATCAGTAATGGAATGGGCTCGTTTAGCACACGAATCAGTAACTGGTCGTGATGGATATTCTGATTTCTATAAGAAAGACTTAACTTTAGATATTTTAGGTCCAGTAGGTGATATCGTTGGTGAATGGATCGTTAAAGGTGCTTATGTTAAAACTGCAACTTTCGGTGATTACGATTGGAGCGCAGATGCAGCTATTAGCTTATCTGTAACAATCGCTATGGATTATTGCGTATTAAACTTCTAATCACTCTTCATATTTCTTTTCTTGAGGACGTCTGCTTTGCAGACGTCTTCTTTTTGCATATATTTATATACGCAAAAAAATTAAAACAAGTTTATGGCAGAATTAAAATTACCAACTGAAAAAGTTACGTTACCATCTAAAGGTTTATTGTACCCAAAAGAATCACCACTATCATCAGGTGAAGTTGAAATGAAATATATGACAGCTAAGGAAGAAGATATCCTTACTAATAGTAATTTCATTCGACAAGGTACAGTAATTGACAAATTGTTACAATCATTAATTATCACCCCAATTAATTATGATGAATTATTAATTGGCGATAAAAATGCAATATTAGTTGCAGCTCGTATCTTAGGATATGGTGCTGAATATTCATTTAAATATGCTGATGAACGCGGAAAAGAAACAGAAGCAACTGTTGATTTATCTAAACTAAATGAAAAACCATTAGATGAATCACTATTCAAACCAGGTGTAAATGAATTTTCCTTCACTACTCCTAAAACAGGAGCTGTATTAACATTTAAATTGTTAACACATGGTGATGAAAAGAAAATTGATGCTGAAATTAAAGGATTAACTAAAATCAATCCAAATGGATCATTTGATGTTACTACACGCTTAAAACACATGATCACTTCAGTAAATGGTGATCGCGACCAAAAAAGTGTTCGTGAGTTTGTAGATAATTATTTATTAGCACCAGATGCTAGAGCATTACGTGAATATTATTCAAAAATTCAACCGGATGTTAATTTAAAGTTTATTCCTGAAGATGAAAGTTATGTAGGGGAGGGCATAGTGATTCCTATTTCTCTTAACTTTTTTTGGCCTGACGCCTGAGTATAGACCTCATCTCTTTAAACAAATACATGAAATAGTATTTCATGGTAATGGTGGATATGATTGGGATACTGTCTACAACATGCCATTATGGTTACGTAGAACTACATTTAATCTAATGAAGGAGTACTATGATAAAGAAAAAGAAGAAATAGAGAAACAAAATAACATGATGAATAATAAATCTTCTAAAGATATATCACGACCAAACATAGCTCCCGCCCCAAACTATACCGCGAAGGTGCCTAAAAAATAGGCACCTTTAATATTTATACATATGCGTACAGACTTTACACCCCGTCGACTTATGGCCCCGCTTACACCAGAGCAGGAAGCACAACGACTAGAGCTTATCCAAAAGCAAAATGTCGCTGCTAAGGAATTAGCTAACACATATGAAAAAATGTCTAAGTCGGTTAAAGGGTTAAGTGATGAGGAAAAAGAAATACTAGATATATCTAAAAAAATATCTCAGCAATCTAATAATATTGAAAAAAGTATTAAAGATCGTATAAACGGTAATAAGTCATTTTTTAATTTAACAGCAAATATAAATAAATTACAACGAGATGCTCTTAAAAGCCAAAGCTTTGCTAAAAAATTAGAAGACGAAAGATTTCAAGCTCGTGCTAAATTTGGTGAACTTGAAGCAGATGCTATAAAAAAAGCTAATGAATTAAAGAAATTAGAAGGAGATCATATTGGTGAGATAGATAAGCAACTAGCCTTAGAAGCCCAATTAGCTAGAGTTTCAGCAAGTAAAACAAAAGCTGATAGAGATAGAGCTAAACAATTAGCTGCTCAAATAGCTCAAGGAAAAATATTCTTAAATGAAACTTTAAAGAATTTAAAAGCTAAAGAAAAAGAGGTTGAACAATCTAAAAAAACAGTAGAAGAACAAAGAGGATTAGTTCATCAACTAAATGATGCTGTAACGGCTAATGAAAAAATAACTAAAGAAAGAGAGAAAGAAATTGAACTAGCTAAAAAGGCTAGAGTAAATAATATTATAGATAATGCTGCTAAGAAACTAGGATTAGACTATTTAACTAGCATTGAAGGACTATATACCTTTATAGTAAAATCAGCCTTTAAAGCAAATGAACAAACAGTTAAAATAGGAAAATCTCTAGGTATTAGTTATGATGCCGCTAGTAAAGTAAGAGATAGTTTTGTTCAATATTCTAGAGCATCAAAAGATAGCTTTATTAACACAGACAGACTAGCTAAATCACAAGGTGAATTATCTGAACAATTAGGTATAGCTGTTCAATTTAGTAATGAAGAATTAGAAACATTCTCACGCTTAACAGAGCTAGTAGGGTTATCTTCTCAAGAAGCAGGTAATCTAGCTAAATTCTCTGCAGCAGCAGGAATGGAAAGTAAGGATTACGTTGCTGATATTCGTAGAAGTGCTTTCTATGCTCAACAAGCTAATAAAATTCATATTAGTGATAAAGAATTACTTTCTACTATTGGTAAATTAAGTGCAGGAATACTTGTTAAATTCCAAGGTAATCCTAAAGCATTAGCTGAAGCAGTAGTACAATCTAAAAAATTAGGTATTAGTTTAGAACAAGTAGATAAAGTTGGAGATTCAATGTTAAACTGGGAATCTTCAATTCAAAACGAACTTGAAGCTGAATTAATAACTGGTAAACAGTTAAACTTTGAGAAAGCAAGAGCAGCAGCATTAACAGGAGATCAAGCTACATTAATGCAAGAAGTAGCTAACCAAGCAGGTTCATTATCTGATTACCAGAATATGAACGTAATTGCTCAAGAGTCATTAGCTAAGGCATTTGGAATGAGCAGAGATGAAATGAGTGAAATGTTAATGAAGCAAGAAGCTATTAACAAATATGGAGACAAAGCATCTGAATTAAATGCAAAACAACTTGAAGATTTACAAAAATCAGGATTATCTTTAGATGACTATCTTAAACAACAAGATGAAAGACAAACAGCTCAGGAAAAATTTAACAATGCTATAACAAAATTACAAGATTTAGTTGGAAATTTAGTAGCAGGTCCATTTGGAAAATTATTAGATATTATTTCAAGTATATTATCACATACAGAAGTACTAGCAGCTATATCAGCAGTATATATTGGGCGATTAATAATGATTAATGCTCTTAAATTAAAAGAATCTATATTATCTAAAAAATCAGCAGCAACTGATGCCGCAGGAGCAGCAGCAAATACAGCTAAATCTGCAGCTAGTATGGGTCCTTTAGGATGGATAGCAGCTGGAGGAGCCGCTTTAGGTATATATGCCCTTTTAACAGGATTATTATCAAAAGGAGATGACGTTATCTCCCCAGGCTATGGTAAACGAATGATATTCTCACCTGAAGGTGCTGTAGCGCTTAATAATAATGATACTATAGTAGCTGGTACTAATTTAGGAGGAAAAGGTAGTGATAATAGTGGTGTGATAGCTGCAATTTCTAATTTAACAAATACATTATCAAAACCAGCCCCAGCACCACAATTTGCACTTAACGTAAATGGTGAAAAATTAGGTGATGTTGTTGGAAGACAACAACAAACTGGTACACAACAAACTAAAAATGCTTATAGACTAGCATAAAAATTAAATATTTATATCAAATAACTAAACAACAATAATTATGGCGATCAATTACCCATCAACAAGTAGATTAAGCTTAAGCGGTAACGGACTTAACCCAAATCGTAACCAACCAGCTTGGGGATTTATCGATGCTTCAGCTAATTTAGACCCAGCAGCTAGTAAATTACAGAATACATATTCTGTTAATACTACACCACAAATTAGATTAAAAGACTTTAATCTTAACGGTGTAACTACAGTACCAGCTGAATCTAGATTAGATGAATTAGATAATAGAGCTCCAAATTTAATAGCAGGTGGTGTTGTATCTCAAGTATACAAATCTGCTACTGGTAGAACTTACAAAGATTTAGGTCCTGCTGGAGGACGTTATTAATAGCTACTAAATGCCTTTAATTAACCTACAAACTAACTTGAAATCACTCAAGTATGGCTCTGACCGTCCTGGAGGAGGTGATAGTGGTTTGCCTTATATTCAAACAAAAATTGATGACAATCCTGCTAAATTATTAGGTAGGTTTGATGATGGTTTAATTAGAGGTGGAATTGTAGGAGCTGCTAAGGCATCAGCTATAGATACTAAACGTATCTTTAAATTTTTAAAGGACGTACCTCAAGGTCCTTTATTTATTACTCGTCAAGTTGGATTGCAATTATCTAATCCACGTTTAGAGGTTAAAAACCAAACATTAGACTCTGCAATATCAGGTTTATTACAGCCTACTCGTATTTATAATTTAGGTTTAAATACATTAGCACAGGTTCCTGTTAATGCCTTTGGTATACACTTTAATAGACATGGATTATTACCTATTCAAAGTGAAAATACTAAGTATGAATCTGTAGTTAGAAATAATGCAGGATTAATTAATAATAGTGTTGATACAGCTGAAAAATATAATAGATTAGTAAAATTAACAAGTAAATTTGGATTAGGAAATAATACAAATACTAATACTGAAACTAATGATATAATAAACAAGTATATTGGTGGCCCTGAATCAGTATATGGTATTGGATCAACAATAATTAAAAGAACTACATATACAGGATATTCAGCTAAAATAAAGGATGCTATAAAAGATAGTGAAAATTATGCTGGTTATAGTAGAATAGCAGAACCAGGAAAACCAGTAAATTATGTTAAAGCATTAGGTAATAAAAACGATTTTAGATCTATATTTAATTATAATAGTGAAGTAGAAATTTATTCTGATCCAGTTGAAGTTAAAAAAGGAGTAAATAATACTGCTATTGAATATGGAAATTTTAAAAGATATTCTGATATAATTAAACAAACAAAAACAGAATTAACTCAATCTATAGGAGCAGGAACAGGACTTAATAATAAAACATCAGGTTCATTTATAACTATAGATCTTACATCTAAAGGATTAAATAGAGATGCTACAGATTTTAGATATATTACAGGAAGTAGATTAGAGGCATTTAATAGAACTGATGATAATGTATATCCAAAAATAACATTTAAGATAATTAAACCATTTGGAGGAGAAGATCTAGTTAATCTCTCAGCTTACATAAATGGATTTAGAGATGGTTTTAATTCTACTTGGAATGATATTAATTATGCTGGTAGAGCTGAAAGTTTCTATGTTTATACTAAATTTAAACGTGAAGTATCATTTAACTTACAATTACCATGCTTTAATAGAGATCAATTAATAAAAAATCACCAAGATTTAAATAAATTATCCTCAGTTACTGCTGGTCAATATGATGGTGTTTTATTAGGTGGAGTATTAATTCAACTAACAGTACCTAATTATATAGTAGGAGAATATGCCACTTTAAATAGTATATCATATGATATGCCAGATGGAGCCACATGGGATATAGATAAACAGTTATCTATGTTTATAAATGTTTCATTTAATTTCACTATTATTCATCAAAATTTACCTCAATTAAATAGCAAATTAATTGCACCTAATGTATGACACGTTATGACAACGATACCATATTAACTACTTCACAGGGTAAACCATACTATAAGGGTAGAATGTATCCAAATATACCTTTATCTGAAGCTGATGTGTATGTTATTACAACTGTAGGAGACAGACTTGATTCCCTAGCATATTCTTATTATAATGATGTTAACTACTGGTGGATTATATCAGCAGCAAACAATAATGTAACTAATGGCTCTATGTTTCCAATCCCAGGCACTCAATTAAGAATACCAACTGATTTAAATTATGTTTTAAATTTATTTGATCAATTCAATCAAGCTAGATAAATGTTATGTCTATATTCAGAGATACCTTTAAAACAGAAATAAGTGCATCACTAAGCAAACGCCAACAGGCGATGGAAAAACATGATAGCACAGCTATTCGTTATCTAAATTCGCGTAACTCTTGGGTAAGAATGACATCTGCCGTTAATACAGATGCTACAACTACTAACCCAAATGGAACTAACAAATTAGCTACTCAATACGTTTTACTAGGTGGTACTTTAATTAATAATGATAAATTAAGAGCAGGAGTATCATATAATGATTCTACCAAAGCATATAGTGGATTTACCCCATCAGGAACAAAAAATAGACTAGGTATTCGCCCAATGCCTGGTATTACTAATGTTGACATTAAGTCATTATCAGCATATGGTTCATTAAGAGAAGTAACAGTAAATTTTCAATGTTGGGATATTCGTCAATTAGAGGAATTAGAATTACTCTATATGAGACCTGGTTATACTGTGTTAATAGAATGGGGGTGGTTACCTTATTTAGATAATAAAACAAACCAACTAATCAACAATCCTCCACCATTTTATGATATATTAAAAAAACAAGCAACAGATAGAACTAAAATATTTGAAGAATTGCATAATAAATGCCTAGAATCAGGTGGTAATTATGATGCAATGTATGGATATATTAAAAATTACCAGTGGTCAGCTAGAGCAGACGGAGGATATGATTGTCAAACTATTGTTGTATCTACAGGTGAAATAATTGAATCACTTAAAGTAAATTATTTAAGAGCAGACTTAGAAAAATATAATTTATATGAAAAAGATCCTAAAGAATTTGGATTCTTATATGACTTATTTGGCAATAATCAAGGAACATACAATAATGTAGCAGACTTATCAAGCCAATATGAAAAAAATACAGTAGCAGGAGTATGGGCTGAATTTTCTCAGAAAATAAGAACAGGAGGAATACCAAATCTTCCAACAGGCTCCTGGTTTAAAACAGATGGTTTACCAGGACTATCATCTTTAGGAGATTCCAACTATATGGTAGTACCAGGAAACCCAACTCAAATATATATTACATTAGAAGAAACATTCAATATATTAAATGAATATATTATAGCAAGATCAGGAGATAATAATAAAGAACAATTAATAAAATTATCTACAAAAACTAGTAAAATTCATAGTGATGAAAGTAATTTATTGTGTGTTGCTCACCCACTTCAAGTATCAGTAGACCCTACTTCTTGTTTAATTAAAAGTCCTTTATGGTATGATGATGTTATTCCTTCAGTAGCATCAAATGCATCTTCTGCAGCTCCTGAATTAATAAAAACAGTAGATGAAATATATATTGAATTAGGTGCATCTTCTACTGCAATACAAGGAACTATTATAAATGAAAAGTATGCACAAAGTTTTCCAGCAGCTATAAAGAAAATTAAAACATCTGTTATATTTGAAGAAGTAAATAAAAAAATATCTCAAAATACAATTGGAGGAAACGATAGTTTAGAAAACCTAATAAGAGATGAATTTATTGGAGGATCAAGTGATCCTTGGGATATTACCACTCCTGAAGGCCCATCAACATTTACAGTTGGAGCAGATGCCGGTACTCCTGTTTCATTAGATCCAATTGATTCTGAAATTATAGCAAAAAAGTATCATTTTAAAACTAAAGAATCTAATATATTATTTCTAGCATATTTTCAAAATATACTTAAAAATAATAATGTTGCTACTTTAGAAACTACTTTAAAAAATACTAAAACAAATCAAAAACGAACTATTACTAGTTTTAATGGTTCATATGATGATATAGTACATAGCTTTGATAAATCTCGTGATTTTATAGTAAATAAATTAGGAGGTAAAATAGAAAGTTCCTTTTCATTTCTTGGTAATGGTAATCTTATTTCAGATTCTGGAGGGGCAGAAATAAGAACATTAGTTGTTGGTGGTAGAGGAGCATATACTCAATATTATGATAAATATAATCTTAGTTCTGATTGGGAAGTAGACAGTATATCCCTTACCCCAATTTCTCAAGGAATATCTCCTTCAATTATTCTTGAATCTAATAATGCGGTTGCTTCTATTAATGTATTAAAAGAATTACAAAAAGACTATTTCTATAATGGTGATTATATGACCGAACTAGGAATTATTGGGAATATATACATTAATGTAGATTTTTTATACAGACAGTCTCTTAACGCTGGTCTTGAAGCTCAAGATAGTAAAGGAAAAGACGAAATTAATTTATATAGCTATGTAAAAAGTATAATTTCATCTGTTCAATCAGCTATAGGTAATGTTAGTAATTTTGAAATACACGTAGATCCTATAGATAATATAGCTAGAGTAATAGATGTCAACTACACAGCTCCTGATAGCCCAAATAAATTATTCAAACTTCAGGTTCATAATACTAAATCAATAGTACGAAATTATTCTCTTCAATCTCAAATATTTCCAAATCAATCATCTATTGTTGCTATTGGATCCCAAGCACAAGGAGGTCAATTAGGTATGCAAAATAATACCATGATTGATTTTAATAAAGGATTAATAGATAGAATTATTCCTAAAAAAATAACTGGAAAAGAAGATGACCTTAATAATAACAATGATACTACTCCTATTGTAGCAAATAGTATAGCTAGTATAGTTCAATTATTAGCTGCATTAGCAGTTCCCCCAACATCATCAGAAGATTCTACTAGTAATGCTGATATAAAAAGTTTAATTTCTAAAGCAAAAACATCTTTAAGAGATATTATAGTTTATTTCCAAACAATATATCAATCTCCTGGAGCAAATAGAAATATTATTCCTATTAAATTTTCATTTGAAATGGATGGTATTGGTGGATTAATTATAGGAAATTTATTTACTATTAATGATGATATATTACCTAGTGGATATAAAAATAATAAGTTAGCCCAAACAGTAACACGTATTGGGCATAAACTTTCTAATAACGATTGGACAACAACAATAGAAGCATTAAATATTATAATAAATCCTAAAAAAAGTAATTTTGATAAAAATTCTGTTGCAAAAGTAGTAGCTAATGCTATTAGAATAGCAATAGAAAGAGCATTAGTAACATCATCAGCTAAAGGAACTAATGAAAATTGCTATGGAGCAAGCACAGAAACAGTAGATACCATTTATCCTAAATCAAACAAATATGGAGGAAATGCTGCTGTGATAGTACTTCCAACAACATCACCAACTGTCTCTATAAATAAAAATAATTTAGGTACAGTAGCTTATAAAGAAACTATAGTTACCCCAGCTGAGTATGTAGCAGCAGCAGAAAGAGTAATAGAAAAATTAGCAGCCGGAGCAACACCAGCTAATAAAAAGAAAATTCTCATTTCAGCTTTTGCTGTAAGTAGAACTGAACAAGGTGGACCTAATAATGGATTTAAAGGATTCAATAATAATATTTCTGGGATAGAATCAGATGGATTTAAAGTATTTGCGGCCACAGACGTTAATGGAAAAGTTGAAGCTACAGAAGATAAAACTAATATAAAGAAGTACTATTATTCCTTTAGTAGTTTAGATGCTGGTTTAGTCCCATTAATATCCAAAATAATGGAAAGAAACATGTTCGCCACAGGTGATACAGCAGGAGAATGGGCATGGAGGTGGTATAGAGACTGGAATGGGTTTGGATCAAGAACAAAGACCGATTACATATCAGACTGTACTGTGGTAGGAAGTGTAATAACAAACTATAATTTTGCTGCCAATATAGTACCTGGTTTAACTAAATACAAAGGATAATGGGATTACCATTAAATACCATAATAACAGGTAAATACACATCTGGTGGGGAATTTGTAAATACTCTTACAAATAATCCCTACCAAGGATATTATTATGAATATAATAATAAAACATATGCTGGACAAGAATACAGCTCAACAGCCCCAGAAATAATAAAATTAGATTCATATAAATATAATAAATTATACAATTCCTATAATACAGCAGTCTACTCAGTATCATCAGGAGTAACATCTCAAATGATGTCTACCCCTCCAGTAGCATCACTTCCTTCAACTACTGCTAATAATATTTTAAATAGATCAACTAGATTCTTTTATAAAAAATATAATGATAATCTTATAAAAGAAACAGATGAAAATGGATATAAATCACTCCAATCTCAGCCTGTATATCAAACTACATTTGTAGGAACATATAATGGAACTACTCA